CTAACCATTCCGATCTGACTTTAGAACTTTGCGCACGATAACTAGCGGCCTTCCCTTTGTTTCAAGGAAAACCCTAGATAGATATTCTCCAATAACTCCCAACCCTATCAATACGATACCATTTGAGAATAGGAGAACCGTCATCAAGGATGCATACCCTGGTACATCTCTGTGTCCAAGGATCAGAACTTTAAAGATGACAACAAAGCCAAACAGCATAGCGCAGCCAGCAATCATCACGCCGATGTAGCTCCAAATGCGTAACGGTGCCGAACTAAAAGAAGTTATGCCATCTAACGCAAAATTCCAAAGCTTGCGGTAGTTCCATTTCGTTGTGCCGACCTCACGCAACGGGCGTTCATACTCGATAGTGTCAGTTCTGAAGCCTAGCCACGCGAAAATACCCTTATTAAAGCGGCTTCTCTCCGGTAATTGCTTCAATGCCTCTATCACTGCACGGTCCATAAGACGGAAATCACCAGCATTCGGCGGAATGGTTATCTCGCTAATGGAATTGATAATCCAATAGAAGGCATTAGCAGTGCCACGTTTAAAGGCGGTATCGGTTTCGCGCTTGGCTCGCACCGCCAAAACGACCTCCGCTCCTTTGTCCCATTTATCCAACATCTCTACGATGATTTCAGGTGGGTCTTGCAGATCAGCATCAAGAGGGATAACGGCGTCCCCTGCCGACTGCATCAGACCTGCGGTGAGCGCCGCTTCTTTTCCGAAGTTTCGGCTTAGGTCTACGATAATGATGCACTGATGCCGCTGTTGATACTCTTGTAGCAAGGAAAGTGTGCCATCACTACTGCCATCATTTACACAAACCACTTCGTACGATCTGCCAGTACCCTCTAAAATAGGGATCAAACGACTGAATAAAATTGGTATCCCATCTTCTTCATTCATCATAGGAATGACAATTGAAAAATTTGGGTCCGCTTGCATTTTATCCCCCTATCAAACCAAGGCCCTAAATCATGCCTTATTTTCTGCATCACGCTCATCTTCACGCATAGCGCACATTTTCACGTAAATCTCAACCATGTTGACTGATCAGATTTTCATCTGATATGCGACAACCTACAGTTTACTGGGGGCAAATATGCTGCACACATTTAGCCGAAACTCTCATACGACATGGCTTCCTATTTTGGCGGCGATAGTAAGTTTTTTGATATTCGCGCTACGTAGACCTGACATCATTTATAACGCATCTTTCTGGGCAGAAGATGGCCTGGTGTGGTACAAACAAGCCTATGAGTTTGGCATCGCTTCACTCGCTTTGCCTCAGAACGGCTATTATCAAACAATTTCAAAGTTGACGGCTTTGGCTTCATTAGTTGTTCCGATGGAATATGCACCCCTATTTTTCAATGTCGCAGGCCTTACTATCCGTAGCCTTTTCGTTGCATACATTTTGACAAACAGAATGTCCGCAATTCCTCTTAGTTATCGAATTGCGGTTTGCGTCTATATCGTTCTGATGCCCGGACTAATCGAGGTGCACGCAAATATTACAAATACCCAATGGTATTTGTCGATGTGGATTCTGTGCGTTCTGCTATCCAATAGACCGAACAGCCAATTATGGTTTCTTCACGACATTTTTCTAATGTTTTTATCTGGCCTTAGCGGGCCGTTTGTCGTGTTTCTCGTCCCTGTTTTCGCCGTTCGGTACGGTTTTGACCGCGATTTCCGAAACTACATCAAGACAACCAAAGGAATGATTTTTGCCGGATCTTTGATAACGGCATGTGCAATTCAGGTAATTGCAGTGCTCCTGTCGTACAATGAAACGCGGAGCAGCGCCCCACTTGGTTTCTCTTTCAGTGTGATGGCAGATATTCTATCTGCACGCATTTTCGTTGGAGCTTTCCTTACCGCAGATCAGATTAGATGGTTGTTCAGTCACGCTGCGATCAATGCAGTGGTCACAATTTTCTCGCTGGCATTGCTGACATTTGTCTTCTTAAAATCCAACTGGATAGTAAAGAGTATTATTCTTTTCGCGTCTATTATGCTGTTTTTTGCCCTTTCAAAGCCCATGATTAGCTTAACAGAGCCACAGTTGCCTTTATTGGCATCAGGCGTAGAAAGGTATTTCGTCATTACAAATATCGCATGGGTGATATCACTGCTCTCGGCATATTATTACATCTCAAAAAATTTAAAAAATACAGTAAAATACACCATTTTAACAACGACAGTCGCCGTTTTCTTCTTTGTAACTGCATTCAATTTTTCAATCGAACCCCTATTAGATACCAAATGGCCCGAGCAAGCAAAGGCATTTCAAAACTTAAACAGCGGTGAACGTTTCGAATTTCAATTAAATCCGCCATCGTGGAAAATGACATTAGTTAGATAATCCCTGCCCCCCCGAGCTAGCCGGAGGCTCCAACTTCTGAGAAAGTGGAGCCGATATGAGCAAGACAACGAATAAGTTTTCACATGAAGTCTGCCAACGCGCATTCCGTATGGTGTTAGATCACGAGGCAGAACCCCCGTCGCTTTAAGAGCCTGATATTGTTACATTCATTATGAATCAGCCTCTAAGATTTGAGGCCTGTAGTTAACGTCACCATATTTGCAGAACAGGCGATATTGATAAAACATGCACCATATGTAATTACACCATTGTTACATATAATTTGAGGAATGAAAATGGGCCTAAGAGCCACCGCCAAACGGGCAATTCTTCCGTTCGCAAAGCAAGCCGTCAAGTTGTACTGCCATGACAGGAAAGTACTGGCCGCGAAAATACGACGGAAGATGCATGGCAATCAAAGTAACATTATTGAAGAATATGCCGGTGATCTGCACCATGAAGGCGGAAAGTATGCACTGTTCCTCGTTTGGCAACCGAAGAAAATTGCATGGTATGTTGAGAATTCCCTGTCCTCATTAAACGAAGCTGGCATAAATGTCATCATTATTGTCAACCATGATCTTTCTTCTGAACAGGTTGAATATTTAAAGCAGAGATCGCATGCCATACTTGTGCGCGACAACACAGGGTTCGACATAGGCGGATACCGTGACGGAACTCTTTTTCTCGCGAAAGGAGAGCGGAACCCTACGCGTGTTATCTATATGAATGACAGCATTTATTATTTTAAGAAGGGATTGACAGACCTTTTTAATAAGCTTGCCAATTCGGCATCCGATATTTGCGGTACCTTTGAAAATTGGGAAATTCATTATCACATTCAGTCATTTTGTTTCTCGATAAGCGGGCACCTTTTTAAACATGAAAAATTTCAAGACTTTTGGGAAAACTACCTCCCGGTGAACTCTAGGCTATGGGCCATCAATGCCGGTGAGGTCGGACTATCACGGTCGATGGTTCCTATAGCAGATAGCATCGAAATTATTTACAAGCCCAATGGTCTGCGTGATGCGCTCACCTCTTTAACATCCGTTGATGATTATGTTGATCTGATTAATTTGTATCCGACTGCAATCCGAATACATTATGAAATACTTGAAGACGCTCCAAAACCCGCCGTTGTTCAGACATTCATATCGCGCATAGGTCTTCGATCACAAATCCACACCGGTGGTTTTCTCTATCGTAAATACCTCAGCTGTCCTCTAATGAAGCGAGACTTACTCTATCGTCTTCAATTCACAGCCGATGAAATTGAGCACGCCCTTATAGAAACCGGGCATGAAGAGCATCTGGATGAAATCATGGCGGATATAAGGAAGAAAGGTTCTGTCGAATATCTGCCCCTTATCAAAAAACTTCAGGCGGCAAATGGCATAGTGTGATGCTTATTGAGTGTATGCGATGAACGGAGACATATGTTGATGACAACTATATTTGTGACTGTGCTGATAGCACTGATCATTGCCATTTTGATGCTATTCTTTTCCACCGACGAAGAAGGCAAAAAAAATGGCGCTCCGCCTCCTCCGCCTAGAAAGCTTGGATGGTGACTCATTTACCAGCCGATAGCTACGAGACCCACGTCGACTAAACCTGCTGCCAGGGTGGCTGTCCCTATAGGACGAATTATAAGCTTAGCTAGAGTTGGCGTGCTAGCATTCACGTCATAGGTGCACTGAATATTGGATCCTGACCGGTTGGTAAAAGATACACTCGTAGGGGCAGAGCTAAACAAGCCGGAAGGGAGCGGCATGTCATAGATGTAGGTTTCGGTCGCCGTGAGGTTGATGACGCTACTTGTGACATGCTGCTTGAAGTCGCGGTCGATGGTCGCGTTGATTTGCGATGGTGACGCCGGGTTGACTTCGATATTCCCTTTATAAGCTCCAGATAAGACGGAATTAAGCAATACGGGTAAAACGGTCTGATTTTCCAAAATATTATTATTTATGGATAGGGCCGTGGGAGCGCCTTCGCACTGTATAGCAGTCGTACCCTGAATTATAATGTTATTATTAATGGTGATTTGCCGCGCTTCGCTACGCAAAAATACGGCAGGCTTACCGCTATCTTTTGCATCAATCCTATTTCCAGAAATAATATGATCGTAACCATCAAGCACTACGGCCACGTCTGTGTTACCAGATGCACTGTTAATCCAATTGCCAATTATAAAGCATACATTGCTTTCAAAGCGAATGCTCTCACCCTTCATTAGATCAATAACATTATTTGCTATTGTAGGAAGTAGACCGGCTTCACCATGGAAGAAGCGATATCCTCCCGCAACAATGTTATTGACTATCTGCCAGCCTTCACACTGATAGCCCTGTACAGGGTGCGCTTCATCTGTCCAATGGATGAATAGCCCTGTAAATTCTGCATGATTCCCTTGCACGACGATGTTTACGGAATAATTGCCCTGTATATTGATTGCGTCAGGGTGTTCATTGGTCCCAAGTGAATAGTTCTCTACGATGGATGAATACCAAACATTGAAGAACTCAACCTCTACACTGAAATGATACGGCGGTGTTTGTGACCCAAACCTACAGCCTTTAACAATCGTACCTCTTGAAGCGCCGATCGAGGGATCTCCTATAACGAGTGCGCGATCTATAGCAACTCCGATTGGGTCAAAGTGGATACCTTCAACTCTGGTTCCTTCGCCAGCGAGAATGAATTTGGCATCTTGTGTGCTGTGAATTATTCTAGCCAAGCAGTTGCTAGCCGACCTCATAACCGGCCCTTTAACCGATTTTGCCGTAATCTCTCCCGAAATCAGATATTCACGGGAAAAATTAACCTCGACACCGAAAGACAGAGCATCCTGTATGGCATTTGTATCATCGGATTCACCGTCGCCTTTGGCGCCAAAAATTTCAGGATGAACAACGCTTTGAGCCAACTCCCACCACGCCCCATCAGCCGATTGCACTTTACCCGCGTGCGTAGGTTGGGTAGCGACGCGCTTATAAAGCGCGCCACCGCCATCACCGGGAGCATAATAACCGGCCGTGCGGAGAAACCTGGCTGTTTCGGGAACATTGGTTTCCTCAACGATGGCACGACTTTCATACTCACCGGCATTCGAAGAACCAAGTTCATATCCATCTTCATCAGGATTGACGATTAATGATTTACCAGCATCACCCGGCTTAATGGTAGGGAGGTTGAGCCCAGCAGCAGCGGCCTCCGCCCGTGCCGCAGCTTCTTCAGCGGCGGTCAGTATGGCCTCTGCATCACCATAGGAAAGCAACCGCAATTCCGTTCCTGTATCAATGCACAGTAGCGCCATCCCGGGCTGCAAATAACCGGGTTCGATTGGCCTGCTCGTGTTGGTAACGAGCGTTCTATTGATTGCACCTGAAACCGTAACAGCCCCGGTATTCTCTTGCGTCACGTTCAAAATATATAGAACCTGATACGCGGCGGCTGGAATTGCCACAGACGCCGTAACAACAATGTTATTAGGCGTCCCAGAATTTGCATTGTTCAATCGAATTACGCGGTTGTCAGGAAAAGTCGTAATCCCCTCCAGCAAAGCCTTGAGTGTATCGCGAATGTCGGGCTTAAACGGATTGAACGGCCCTGACGCGGGAACTCCATCAATAACGAAATCGCGGAAGATGTCGTCTATTGTGCGAACAGTCATGCTTTTGCTCCATGGCAAATTGCCCCGCCTGAGCAGGGGAAATCATCTAAATTGTTTGTTTGATCAGGGTGTCGTTCGAACTGTGCTTGGCGAATAAGTGCCTATGCGGCCCTTTTCCGTCCGCATCGCGAGCTGGAATTCATATTCCGTAGTGGCTGCGAGCACCGGAGTTGTGAAACTTTCAGCATTGTTGTCCAGCGGACCGACTGCGGCCCATTCGGCATCCGCCGTTTTTTTCCAGCGAACCATGTAGCCTAGGATCAGGTTGCTGGAAGGCGGGAAACTCAATTCTGCGACTGGCCCAGACTGGATTATGACCTCTGGCGCGGCTGGAACCGGGAGTTCGTCATCCACACTACTGTTGTCTGAGACAGGTGCGGTCCCCTCCTGCGTGGCATCCCAGTGATAAGCTGTCTGCGGCATGGACTGGACTTGAATTGCTGCGCCTTGCAGAATGCCACCGTCACCGATGATAAATTTGAAGTCCAAGACCTCAAACGCACTGTTGATGCCAAATAACGGGTACTGAATTCTGATGAAGCGTTTTGCAAACGCCGCTAACCCCATGAGGTTGGTATTGAATGTACCCACCCAAACAGGGTTTGCGCGCCACCACTCCAGTTTCATCAACCGCCTCGCCTGACTATGCGAAGGAGCCATGTTAAACTGAACATCCTTGGCTTCTTCGCCTCGCTCAGACACATCGTTTTCATCAGCCCATGGATCAGCATCAGTGGATTGATAATCCTGACTTGGATCAAGAAATGTGGCGCGGATCGTGTTGGCTGATGTCATCACATCACGACCACGGCCAACCTCGGAAAAGCCGGTGATTGCGTCGGCTGTCAAAATGACGGTCGGCTCTTCCCATGCCCCGACATCGAGCGTCAGGCCCCCGTCAGGTGTTGGAACTAATCGTCCGTCACAACATGCGAGCATTCGGCCCAAAACATCGGCTGGACGCTCATTTAATTGATATGACCCCCAAAGACGATAGCGCGGCTCAACGCCACCAGCAGCTATAGCGATGGCTTCATTTGCCCGATTAAAAGCCGCCACCCAACCAGCCTGCGCCAAAGGCGTGTTAAGCAAACCTTCAGGCAAACGCATTCCATCCCGATGACTCATAAAATCTCGAATGATGGCAGCGGCGTTGTCGCTCCACTCAATCGTTCCAGAGACTGGGTTTTTAACGAGAGATGTGCGCGCAACCACGCGATAGTTGGTGTTAATGCCATTTGGAAACAGACTGAGATAGTATTCTTGACCGATTGCATACTGACACGCCAAGAGAGATGCTACGCCATCCCCGCGATGATCATTCGTCCACTCAGGAAACTTTCCAACAATCTCGCTGTAAGCAGTTTCAGTTGTATAACCCAGCCGTGTTTCAATGCGTAAGAGAGATGAACCTGAAGTGCCTTGCCGCCATTTGCTGGGCGGTACCGGAGTTCCGTCAGGGCGCAGATCAATCCGGGTGTCATCAATCCAGTGTTCTTCGATGGCGTCAAACTGGCCTTGCCCCAAAGCCAGAACCTTGTAGAAATTGCCGTCTCTGGTTTCAGCAAACGCCCATGTGCCAGAGGTTTTCACCCGGCCATAGTGCCTGAGACGTGGCGCGGTTGGCTGGCGAACCTGTTGCTGCACATCTTCCGGCTTTGGCTGCGATGGACGAAACATAGATGACGCAAGATAAGAGAAACCCATAGTAAGCGCCAAGCCGCCAAGCGTTGTAGATGCGAACATCGTCAAAGCGGCAAGGCCAGTTTGCAGCGCTGCACCAACTGCGCCCGTGCCAACGATTGTTGCAATCAAGCCGGAAAGAGCTACTGGCATTGAATTCTCCAAGCTTTCCAGATTGCATCAAGTGACGCGCCGATCAGCCCGCTCTCGTCTCTTGAGAACCAGAATGATCCCGCATGAATGGCGAGGCACATTTTTCTGTGGTGAAGGATCAGACCGACATCGCCGGTTGTTGGTTCATCGCTCTTTTCAAAGCCGACCAACCTCATCGCCCGATTAACAATGATTGGAAATCCACCGCGCTCGATCAGAAGGGCCGTAGCGTCGTATTCATCGCGATAAACCAACCCAGCCTGTGCCAATGGTGACTTCCCCGCTTGAAGGCTAATCCAGCGGTCCGCTGTTGAAGCGCAGTCAGTCTCACCCCACCGGAAAGGCTTTTGCGCCTCGGTTGCTACAAACTCTGCAATGTGCATGAACCGGCCCTAATAGTCGGGATATTTGAAGCTTTTGAACAGCAGCGACCCAACAAACTGGAAGAACTTATCCCCGTTCGATCTGGCCTGCTGATCGCGGTCAGTGTACCGGCCATAAGCAGGCCGGGACCGATTGAAGAATGCATTCTCAGCCGTCATTGAGATTGACTGGATCGCGCCTTCAATTCCCTGCATTTCCGAACGGCTGATACGTGGAGGCTGCATGAAGCCCCACCAAATTGGCGCAGGATTGCCGAGCGGCTGCCATTCGGTATCGAAAAGCTGGATAGAAACCACAACAATCCGCTGATCAACCTCATCGTTGGCATCGAGCGCCATGGCGAGAAAGTTCAGTGTTGCATCCGGCAGACCGCTCAACTGAAACGACACGCTTTCTGCGGCAGTTGATGAACCCATACCGATACCGTCAATCGAACCATAGCCATACATTGGCTCATAGATATTGCCGCCAGCTGGCAGTTTGGTATTGCCGTTCCATACCCGCATTATCTCGGACGCAAAGCGGAACTCGACAAGCATATCAAGCCGAACCTCACCTTTTGAGAACTCAGCCAATTGCTGCGACGTGAAAAAGGACATCACACATCCTCAATGAAATTGACTGTCGGGTATGACCACGGCGCAACAAGGTCTAAGTCGAGATCCATCTCACCGTCAGTTGCAAGGCGCATGCGGCAGACAGGACGGTCAAACTCCATATCCGTTCCAGCCGCCACGGCCTCACGCGCTGGAGGACGGAACGTGATTGTTGCCGTATTCTCCCCGGTCATCTGAACCGTACGAATACGATACATGCGCTCACCGACTGAGAAATCTTGTCCAGGCTGCAATTGACCCGCCGCAACTATGGCAATGTTAACTGTTGTTCCTCGCAGCGGGATATTGCTGGTCAGACGAATGTCGATAGCGCGAGATCGATACAAGCCACCATCACTAAAAGGGCTGGTATCCGAATGAGGAACCCTATTAAGCAAGTCTTTCCAGTCTGGATCGAAAGGCTGATAGGCACAGCAGCGCGGGACAAGAATGGGGTGCAACCTGCCCTCTAGCATGGTGGAAATAGCACGAAACGCCAAGATTGAAGCTGTCCCGCGCTTTATGATGATGTCTGCAAAGGTTGCCTTCCAAATACCAGCGTCTGATGCTGAGACCTGCGAAACACCTGATACGCTCGCAGGCCCGGCCAAAGTGCGTGGCGCAATATTGAACGGATCGCGCTTAGGCTTAAGCACTGAGCGCGGCCAGAGAATTGTTGCCATTACATTTTTCTCGCTTGTGCGTCAGCCATCATGGACGGCAAGGCCTGCTGAACGGTCCGAGTGCTTTGCTGAACTGAAACCTGAACAATAGCGCCAGATGCAGTCTTGATGCGCTGATCGGCAATCGACGCCATGCGCCCACTGTCATCTTGCAACATAACGCGGATGGTTTCGGTTGCGCCCTGCCCCCGCATACCCTTGATACCGGGTGCTGTCGGTGCGTTTGAAGTCGGCAGTGGGCCGACATAACCACCGTTGGCATAGCCCTTAAGGCCACGGCGCATCGCATCCAATGCGGCAGGTCCACCAGCTGCACGAACCGCGTCTTGATCAAAGACATATTCGCCCTTATGGACAACGCCAGCCGGTTCGTATTTGCCACCAGAACCAGTGTAGCCACCTTTGTCGAAACCAAGCAGTTTGCCGATACCGCCAAATATCCCAGATCCACCGCCGCCAAAGATGCCAGCCAGTGGACCCTTGCCAAGCAACGTGGCCTGCAAGACCGCCTCAATGAGCGTATTCAGGAACTTATCAAGTGCTGAATTTCCGGTTTCAATCGCCGGGATCATCGACTGAAAAGCATCCATCATGGAGCCTTTGAAGAAGTCAGCGGCCTCTCGCGCCTGATCCTGACTTTCGGCAAGCTTATTGGCTTGAACGGTGGCGTTAGCATAACCTTCTGCCAGACCTTCAATTTGCTCTTTCAAGGCGGGCGTGATTTCAATCCCGGCTTTCTTGGCAGCGTTCAGCAACTCTTGCGTAGCGCGGGCCTTGGTGATTGCATAATCGTAATCATCGATGAGCGGGTTGATACCCGCTTGCGCTTCGGTTTCAGCCTGAATAGCTGCGGTGCGCTCTTTGATCTGCTCGATTTCACGCTGCAAATCATCTGGACGATCTTTCTTTGAACGTCCGCCGCCACTTTTGCGGCCCTTACCGCCACCAGCCGCTTTTTTCGCGGCATCTTCAATAGCCTTCGCCTGTGCTTCTAAGCTTTTCTTGGTTTCATCAAAATCACCGAAGCGCTCATTGAAGTTGACCTGAGATTGACGCACACCAGCTTCACGTGCTTCGCGTTCCGCATCGGTTTCTTTCCCAACGCGACCGCCTTTGCCGCCGAGACTGGAAAGTGCCAAGCCAAGGGCGTTGACCTCACCACGTGCAGCAGCAGCTTCGGATGCAATTTGCTGCATGCGTGCAACGACGGCAGTTACATTCGGATCGATGCCAGACAGGCGGTCGAGTTCAGAGTTGAAATCCTCGACTGAAATTTCACCGTCTTTGAAACGCTCAACCAGATCACCCATTTCACCATAAACGGATGAAAGATAGGTGCTTAGACCTGCGATACCGCGACCGGCAGAGTTGAAAGCCTCTTCCAACGCTGCAACAGATTTTTCGACGTTTGCGGTTGCCTCATCAACACGAATTGCCTTCTGGGCTTCCGTAAGGCTGTTTGAAAGCGCGAAGAGCTTTTCAGCAGTCTTTTCGATACCAAGTCCGGCATAATCTGTGTCTTCACCAGCCTTGCGGATGGCTTCAGCATACCTATTGGCACGATCTTCGGCTTCCTGTGAGCGCGTAGAAATCGCATACATAATACCAGTCAGGGCCAGCAGCCCGACACCGACCGGACCACCGAGCGCAGTCATTGCGGTAGAAAATCCACGAATGGCAGCAGATGAAGCGGTCGCAATAGGACCAGTCGCGGCTAATTGCGCGTTCGCGGCACTCATTTCCATTCGAGCGACAAGCAACTCACGGCTGACATTGCGCAACGAACCTGTCACTAGGCCATTCGCACGCATGGCGGCCATTGCGGCCTCGGCACTTCGCAAACGTGCAGCTGCCATCGCCTGCTCTTCGACCGCCGCCGCGCGTGTCGCTTGCGCGGCAACAATTGTCGTGCGAGCATATCCGCCGAGGCTGTTTGCTGCGTTCCCAATCTGACGGGCACCGAAGGCTGCTGCCATTGCGACACCTGCGACGGCAACGGTATCCATATTCTTGGCAACGCCGCCCAGCAAGCCAGAAAGCTTTTCTGAAACCTTACCAGCCTGATCAAGCGCACCGACGGACTTCAAAGCTGAGTTTACCAGCATCTGGTACGCATCACCGATCGTTGCTGGCATTGAGCCAGCTTGTTCCGCGAGCTCCTCCATACGCTTTGTCAGAGCGGTATAGATAACTTGTGATGTGATTTTCCCCTGCGCACCGACATCGCGCAGCGCGTTCACGCCAACGCCAAGCTCAGCAGCAAGAACTTCGGCTACGCGTCCACCCGTTGTAATAATGGTATTGAGCTCATCGCCCGCCAATTTGCCACCCGCCATCGCTTTCGATAAGGCGTTAGTGACACTGGTCGCGCGATCACCCTTTGCACCTGCAACCACAAGGGCGTTGTTCAGAGCTTCGGTGTAATCAAGTTGCTGATTTGTGTTATAGCCAAGCTCTTTGAGAGCCGTGCTGTTGGCAATGAAGCTTTCTGCGGTCTGCTGAAAGCCGGAATAGGTACTTTGCGCCAGATCATATAAACGCTCCATAACCGCTGGAGCTTCTGACATTTCGCCGACTGCGATACCGACGCGGGCGGAAACATCAGACCACGTATCGGCCATCGTCACCAATTCGCGGGCTGCAAATATACCTGCCAGTCCGGTCGTCATCCCTTTCATGGATGTTGTGGACTGGCTAAGTTTAGCTTCTGCTGAAGAAACAGCGGCAACAGAAGCATCAAGGTCTTTTTTGATCGCAGTACTAATTCCACCGCGAGCGAATACGCCCTCGATGTTTTTATTCATATCGCGAAAGCGTCGTTCAATCTGATTGGATTGCTTTGCCGCCTGACTATATGAGCGGTTGAGCGCCTTCTCGAAAGCCGCAGTCCTGGCTTCCATAGCCACGACAAGGCGTTCAACGTCAGTTGCCATCAGAAGCCCTCAATTCCAAGTTCTGCAAGTTGATCGTCGCTCATACCCGGAGCGGCTTTTTCTTCGCTCGCATTGGCGGCTTTGAAGCCTTCAACCGCACAGCGAAACTCCCAAACCGTCATCTTGCCGATGTCGCGATTGATTATTCCGGCCCACTGGTAGAAGCGGTTGAACTTCCATTTGCCACGCGGGAGCGGGTTCGGGTCTTCTTCGCCCCCGCTTTCTGCTCCCCCGGCTGATCATCCTCATCGCCAAAGAGTGCAACCATCAACACGGCCTGCGCAGTCAGCACCGACAATGTGAGGGGTCGATCTTCAACGAATTTTTGAACCAGCTTGCGAGCGGCTTCCTTTTCCATGCCGCCACCTTCAAGACCGAGGCGGATAGGCTGGATCACATCATCAATGAACCATTGCTTGGACGTGAGCCGCATCAGGATCCATTGCGGCCCTGCATCGCATTTGTCTTGCAGGGCGCGAAGGTGTTCAAGGCGGAGTTCAAAATCATGCTCTCCGCCAGCCCATGTGAGAGCCTTCGCCATTACGGAGCCTTAGCGGTACGTGTTGGAAGGCCATCAAACTGAATTTCGATTTCAGCCGATACCTTCTGGCCTTTTTCAACGGCATTGTTGAGGTTCACGAGGATCGCTGATCCTGTTTCATATTCTGTGTCGCCAACAGCAGAATTGACGTGCTGAACGCGAATTGTCTTCTTGCCACCGGAATACCACCAATCAAGCATCATTTGATGGCTTTGACTGGCCCATACGCCAGTACCGGAGATTGTGACTTCCGAAGACTGAACAGCACGCTCAACAACAGCTGGCAGGCTTTCATCTTCGCAATCGGCAGGAACTTCCGTGGTCTGCATATTGTGCTGACGGTTGATACCGCGCTGTGTGATGCCACAAATCTTTGAAAAAGTTCCCGGCGTATCTGTTTCAATTTCAACAACCAGATGCTGAAACTCGGCGGTAGTTGGCTTAACGGCCATGATAATTCTCCATGCGAAAACGGGCCAGCAATACACTAGCCATGATAGGGCTTGAGGCCCGGTTTCAGGTGATTGGGCTAGATCGCCCGCTTACGGCCTTTGAGGGCGCGTTTCTCGTCGCGTGTCGGACTTGTGACCGTTTCGGCCCAGCCCTTCGATACGCAGTAATCTATGAAGTCTTGTGGACGTTCCTGCGGTTCAGGCGAAGCCTTGGCATTGAACGAATAGCGGCTGCGCGGACGCGACCAGTTACATTCCACTTTAAATATTGCCCAAGCCATCACGCCACCTCGACCATAATTTCAACTTGAATGATGCCATGCGTTGTCAGTCCGTCCGGATCTCGGACGATCTGGCAGATCGGTATATTCACGGCAACAACCGCGTTTTCAGTCAATTCAGGCTGAGAGCGGTTCAAAGCTCTACGGATACCATCAACAATGTTTTTGCACTCGACCTGCCCGACCGCTCGCGACCACACATCGAGTTGAATGGTGTGAGTTTCGCCATCAATACAATCGGCGAAGTCGTCAACCACATTGACCGGACCGAAAGACACATACGGAAACTGCGCTGTAACCTGTCCGTTTTGACTGGGCACCCGGTCGTAAACTCGCCCGCCAGCAAGCGTCGCGACCTCTGGGACCGTTCGAAGCTGAGCATATAGGAATCGCTGGAGCTCTTCGGAAACATTCACTTTGCAGCATCCCTCACAGCTTTTCGCATTTGTCTTGTCACCCGGCTGCGCACCCTCTTCCGCAAAGTTCTCCATGATGGAAAGAAGTAGGGATGCGCTTGCATGTGTTGGGTTCCGAACTCTTGCAGTCGGGCAAGTTGAAACTGCTCGCGTTCACCAACCATCGTGGTTTGATCACCTGCGTAGATTGTGATGACCAATCCGTCACGCGTTGGGGATGACTTACCGAGCACCATTGCGCCCTTAGGCGCATCTCCCCACGTCCAGTTGATGGACTGTGCAAGCGCACCACTGTCTTTTGGTGCAAGACGGCGCATCATCGCGACAACATCACTAGCGCCCTGTTCCATGGCCTTAATCGTCACGTCGAACACAGCCTCCGGAATAGTTTTTGTTAGCTTTCGCTTAAGGCGATCTAATCCTTCAACCATGACATCACCCCGTAGCTACGCCGCTTTCGCATGTGAGCGATATGAACTGGCGGTTGGTTTCCCACTCAATATCGCGAATGTTGAAAGCGATGTTCCTGCGAGTGTCGCGAACCCGGAAATCGGTTGTGATCAGCTTCGTATTGCTGGATACACGAACGCGGATAACCTGTGTGTGCTTGCCCTGAAGGCGACCGGCCATAACCGCTTCAGACCCACGAAGGTGGATGAACTCGGCTCGGATCTGAAATTGCTCTTTCCAGCTCGAAACCTTATTGCCCATGTCATCGTCATCATCTTCACGCTTGTCGAAAGCGACTTTTGAATGAAGTGATCCAGCGGAGTTTTTGTCAGCCATGGCGCGTCACCGATATATGCGATAGGGCTGCAACAACGCCTCAACCGCGAATGGCATTTTATTGACCGTTCCCTCAGTTGTCGCAGCCTCGCGCACCGCATACCATTGAGCCACCAGCATCATGATCGCAGTCCGGACCGCTTGCGGAACATCGGAAATCAGCTTTGATGGATCCGCAGGATCTGGTCTCTGCCAGCCGACCTTGTAACGAATAAGCACGGAATCTGCCGTACCTTCCGCCGTAGGCCACCCGTTATGCAATGGCCGAACACCACCCAAAGTCGCTTCATATTCACCTGCTGGCATAATGATAGAAGCACCAGACGGATCACGATAAGTGATGGACACAACTTCGACTATCGGCGGATAAGGCAGAGGAATGACATCTTGCTGGCATGCCAGCGAATAGAAATCCGCAACGCGGAGCTCCAAGGTTTGCAAGCCAAGAGCGCAGCCAAGCCAGCCTGTCGGGCCATCAATCCAAGATGTTGCAGCAAGCAGAAGCGATTTAATGAGTTCATCATCATCGTCAAAATCAACGATCAGATGGCGCTTAGCCTCATCAAGCGTAACGACTGGCTGCGGCGGTTCAATTACGCGGACGTGACTATCCATTGCACCTAACCGTTATTTCTCGGACTTGCCCTTGGACTTGTCGTCATCTGTCTTTGCGGATTGAGAAGCGGCCTGCTGAAGATCAGCGATTGCAGCCTTCAAACCAGCAATTTCATCGCTGGAGGCAGTCAGCTTTGCTTCGGCTTCAGTCTTATAAGTAGCGAATTCAGCCGTTACACCTTCGGAAGCCTTGACGATCTCTGCCAGCTTTCCTTCAGCTTCAGACTTGTATGCATCCAAGGCCGAAACCGCGTCAGATGTCGCCTTATTTGCGTCCGTTAGCATTCTGTCAGAGTCAGCCTTGAAATCTGCCAACTCACGAACTGCCGTTTCCGTCTCGGCCTTCGATGCTGTCAAAGCTTTTTTACCTGCTTCAATTTCCGCAAGCAGAGCGTCGATATCGGCTGTATCGCTCTTCGCAGCCGCCGCAATTTTCTTGGCATCGAGAATGCCGAGTTCCTTGCGGCCCTTCGCATCCTTGATATCCTGTTCTGAAGCTTCGGCATAAGCGCCACTGGCCAACATCTTTTCAGCCTGACTTTTATCAACGTCCTTAAGGATCTGGCCTTTGCGGACGCGACCAAAGTCGCCAAAGCTTCCGCGCGTTGCTTTGATATGCATGGTTATTCTCCTTTGGTTCATAGAGCGGGCGGCAGAACCGCCCGCCTTAATGAGCCAAAAGACTGCGATTATGGCTGAAGCGCAGTGGCAAAATCGCCAGTCACAAGCGCAGCACGACGTTTGACTGCAAGAGCCAGACGGCGTTCCGCACGTACGGTCAGCATGTTCTTGATAAAGTTATCGCGATCTTCGGACGAAATCAGGACTTCTGTTTCCATGCGATCCCAGATCTTTGCAGCCATCCGGAATGCACCGGTCAGGAATTCATCGAGATCCATCGCCTGCGTAGCAATGACAGGACGGCCCCAGAGTTGTGGACCTGCAAGCTGGATCACGTTGGCAAAGATGTAACGGTTCTCACCATCCTTTGTCAGTTCAATATCTGCCCAGTCAGTCGGGTTAAGAACAATGCCGTCAGCCGGATATTCTGCAAGCGAAGCCTGAAGAATTGCCAGACGCAAGACATCAATCTTGGTCGGGTTGACGACAGTTACGCCGGGATTAGCATAAGGCGTGGCTTGCGGAACAAGACCATGAATATGCTGGCCGGTGCCGTCACCCTTGAGAAGTTCTGCCTCCTCCACAAAATCGAGACCGTAGCGAAGCTCACCGTCGATTTCGCTTTGAAGCTGCGAGACATCGTCCATTGCCTGACGTGAAACAGGCACCCAGTGCGCAATGGTGCGAACAGGCGCATCAGCAACTTCCCAGATATAATTGGATTCCGGTTTCTGCGCACCTTCTGCAACAACACCCGCCTTGTTATCGCGCGTGACCATGCGCGCAAACTCGATGGAGTTGCTTGCTGTTTCACCAACGGAGAGAAGCTGGCGGATTGTCATTTGCCGGCGAGGGATACCGACAATTTCTGTATCACGCTGCGGAGTGATTAATGGACCCGCGGAACCCGACGCTGACGTGATCGCATTCTGGACAACAATTCGAACAGCACCCTTGGCACCGCTCTTACTGACGAAGTTCTTCAAATCGTCAGATTCACCGACCATTTGCCCGAGTGACTTGACCGCTTGCTCACCGCCGCCGCCCCGACGAGAAGCAACACGCTGCTCAATATCGGTGCTTTTGGTTTCGAGTGATTCCAGACGCTCTGTTAGCTTATCGTGAGCAGCTGATAGCTTGCCCTGCGCCATAAGAAGTTCGTCTGCCTTCTGCTTAACTTCAGCAGTAAGCGTGCCGGACTCCTTCGCCTGCTTAAGAGCATCTTCCGCCGTTTGCATTACGTCGCGGCCAACGCGTGCAAGTTCGCTCTTCACTTCGCCGAGCAGCTTTTCAATGTTCTGCGCGTCATTGCGAACGGAACCGACGATACCAGCAGGACGTGCGGCCATGAGTGCCGCCAGTGCTACTGACGGCATGAAATGTTTGGACATGATTGCCTCCTTGGCTGCCCTAGATAGATTTTATGGATGCGAGGAGGTTTGAAACCTCAGCTAGTACGGCAGCGTCCTGCATGCCGGTTACGGTAGCGCCAGGCATACCGCCTTTCAGCGCATTGAGCAGTTCGCGCCGCTCGGATCGCGGTACGTTTGCCCTAGCGAGAAGAGTATCGAATTTGTGAGCCGCAACCTGCTGGCGGCTCTCCATCGAATTATTTGCCTTGCTCTCGATTTCATCAGCAGAGAGCAGACTGTCTGCAAAACCCTTTTCGACAGCTTCAGCGCCGCCGATCCAAGTTTCGCGATCAAGCATGCGACCAATCTCATTTTCATCAAGACCAGTGCGCGCCGCATAGATGTCGGTAGCAGTCACATCAAATGGTTCAAGCCAGTCAGCCACGTCGCGCAGTGCATGGCGATCACCCTTCGCAACGACCCACGTATTGTGAATCATGATGAAACCTGCACGAGCGATCTGCACTTCGTCTGCCGCCATTGCGATGACGGATGCGGCAGAGGCGGCGATGCCAACAATCTTGACGGTCACCTTCGCCGGATGCTCGCGAAGCAGATTGTAAATCGCCAACCCTTCGAAATAATCGCCGCCCGGCGAATTGATCGAAACGACAACGTCTTTCTTTCCGATGTTGCGTAGCGCGGCAGAAATGCGCTTCGCTGTCACGCCATCGCCAAACCAGTCCTCTCCGATCGGATCAAGGATGGAAACGGTGTTATCGGCATCGACAGTTGCTGATTTGACTGAACTATTCCAGCGATCAAGTGCAGATGTTGCAAGCTCCGAACGCAAACCGGCGCGGATACTGACTTTGGCGGATGGAAGCTTACGCATCGTCATCGGATTGCCTTTCCTTGGAATATTCACCAATCCATGCCCGCATCGCTGCGCGAGCTGCATTACTGTCACTGGCAGCGCCAAGTTGGCTCAGTGGTGCAAGATTGGTTTGCGCGGTAAGTTCGTCACCGCCATCCTTGCGAGGAAGGTTGAGCTTTGCCCTGCCCTCATTTCGGGTCATGAGGCCGTTTTGTGTCATTGTGGACAGGAATGCAGCCTTCGACTTGCTGTCCATCTGCAACAGCGCCTCGCGATTAAATTCAGCATACCGGCGACGATTGCCACTTGGACGGATAAGCTGCTTTTTGATACGCGCTTCGATACGATTGCATAACGGGTCAATGCCGAGTGTCAGCCATGCAAGCAGGATCTGTTCAACACCAGATCCCCACATCGTCTGCCCTTGCGCAGCATGGCCGATAATAATCGGCGGAACACCCCACCAACGGCAGATTTCCTCGACACTGAAGCGCTTGTTCTCCAGCATCTGCGCGTCAACCGGGGAAAGCGCGAGGCGGTCATATTTGAGACCGGCTTCGAGAACCATCAGCTTACCAGCGTTTCGCGAGCCGACAAACTTTTCCATGATCGTTTGCAGCTGCTCGCGCTGATCTTTCTCAAGTGTCTTATCAGACGAGAGAACACCACTGGCTTGCAGCCCATTGCCGTAAAGCTTGCCAGTTGCCTCGTCGAGGGCAATGGCAGATCCGAAAGCCTGCGCGCCGAATTGAATGGGCGACAAACCCATATCGCCCCCAAACCCGAAGCCGCGAAGGTGAAACACCTTATCGCGTGGAAGAATTTCGGTTTTGCCACGATCATTGACACGATATTGCAAATCGCCTTCGCTATCGCGGAATGGTGTGCAATGCGTACTCGCTAACGGCTGGAGTGAGACGAGACGATTGCCGCTTTGCACCTTTTCGGAATAGGCATTCCCGGTTGCCGCCATCCAAGCAACCATCGACTCCCAGTATTCGAGAGCCGTCTGATCTTCATTGGGATTGTCGCAGATGACCTCGGCGAGGTCATCATCAGAGACGCGAACGCGGTCATCATTGCCGCGTTTTTCGTACATTGCGAGCGGCAGGCACGAGACCGCTTGTGCGGTCAGGCGGATACAAGCCCATGCCGTTGAAAGCTGCAACACCGAATGTAGATGAACACTTTTTCCAGCATGATTACTTGTGCCGAATGCACCGGCCCAGTTAGAACCGTTCTTCAGTGACAGCCGCCGATCCTTGGCGATTATCTCATCACGCGTCATATTCGCCGGTAAGCTGGACTTCCGGTTTCGCGCCTTTTTGCGAGTAGCCATTAGACTCCAACCATTACCGGGTTTGAGAGGAAATCATCGAGCCGATCATCCGAAGCTTCCGGATTCCAGCTCATCAGAATTGTGGCGCAAAGCATGGCAATGAACGGATCAATTTTTGCGCGGCCCGCCGCCTGTTTTGTGGCAAGGTTGCCATTGCCGTTCACTTCAATCTTCACGTTGCCGATGACCCAATTCATCATCGTGCTTCCGTCATGACTGAGTGTGTCGTTGCTAAGCTTGTGCTCCAGCCCCCATATCGCGGGCGAAAGCGCTGGACCCTGTCGGATACGCCGGAACATTTCATCTGATATCTTGCGCTCAGCCAAGGCATCAATGAATGCGGCAATGTTATTCGGATCAGAGCCGACCGCATCCTTTTTGGGAAATAGTCCGGCGTTGCGCAGTCGCGCCGCAATGTCTGCGATCTGATCAATATAAGCGGAGACCTCACAGAAGGTGAGACTGCCTTCAGCCTCAAAGTCGCGCAGATTAGCTGCAATTTCCTTACGCGTCTCAAGAACACTCGGATGCGCATAGGCATGACACCAAACCAGCCAGCGCCGCGTTACCTTCTCGCGGCCAATGACACAGACCCCGAATAAATCATCCAGTCCGCCGCCATCGGTCCCCATCACGGCAACTTCGGAGCGCCGCATCAACTCATCAAGCGTCAGTGTAGGATCTGCGCGATCCTCCCAGTAGTCACCGCCGCGCCATGCATCATCGGTAAGACCAACGCCGATTTCAATATTGAGATGCTGGCTAAGCCAGATCTTCTCAGCCTCTTTATTGACCTTGCCGTTATTCTCGTAATCATCAACAAGACGCTGCGGATCGATGGAACGCCCAATATTCGGCAGCACATAGCGCCAGTTCTTATGGCTTCGCCAAAAATCCTGACTGCGCTGCAAATCGGCTGGAAACTCATAAAGCACCGGCAGAAGGATTGGCGATGGACCGCCGACGCCGTCACGAACCTTGCGTGCCTTATCGAGTTCGGTTTTCCAGATCCCAGCCGGTTGTTCATCCGATTGAGTGGTTATCATCAGGACTTGCCCGCCCTGCATGGTTATACCACCGCCCCGGATCTGCTGCATGACGGCTGCGGCCTTGGCCTTCTTGCCGAGTTCGTGCAACTCATCGATGATTGTCAGGATCGGGATTTCACCGGTAACAATCGACGTGTCGAAGGTTTTAACATCCAGTTTCGTGCCAGTCTTACGCCGCGTGATGCATTTGAGATGATCCTGCACCTTAAATATCGCATCAAGACGCGGATCAATTCGGATCATTCCCTGCGCCTGATCAAAACAGCGTTCCGATATATTCTGACTGGGAGCAACAATCAGCATCTGACGGTTTGGCGCTTCCTCCATGAAAAGCGCAGTAAGACCCAAGGCGGCAACATATGTCGTCTTCGAGTTCTTCTTAGGAACCATGCAGAGCAGTTCCCAAACAAGACGCTTTCGCGTTTCCGGATCCTCGCTCGCCAGAAATGCGCAAAGGATATCGCGAAACCAATCGCCGCATGCATCCGCCAAAGCCGGGTTGCCGGGAACATCCGGCAGTCGAAGGCGATTGAAGAATGCCAATGCCTTTGCTGCTTTTTCTGGATTAAGCGGAACATCTGCCATTGGCGTCTGTCCTGCCTGAATCCGATCCCACCAATCCGGGCAGGCAAAGCGTGGCAGCGTATTACTGGATGACATTCTGCGAAGCCTCGGCTTCGAGCTCCGCCATCAGATCAGCGTCTGCGGCCATGGCTCGCTGTTCGTCGGTTGCTTTTTTGCCTGGTCGATCTGCGGGCCGATCATCGTCGCTACCCTTGGAACCCATTGCAGCTTCAATCACCATTCGGTCGTTGCGCTCAATCATCGCGCCAAGTTCTCGAAGAGCCGTGACGTTTCCAGCGTTGGCTTGGTCCATGGCAATCTCAAATCGCCGCGCATCCAGTCTATCCCGCATGCCATCACGCGATTTTAGCTCGAGACTAAAATACCGCTGAATTGTCTTTCCCGACACATCCAGCGCGTTACCAATCCGAGAGATTGACCACCCTAATGCCAGTAACAGCTTGACTTTATTACGATCTTTTTCAGATGGCGCATATGGTGGCCGTCCCTTCTTGCCAAAACCTTCACGAACAGGCTGACCGAAGAGGTCAAATTCAATCGTCATGAGAAAAAAATCTCTTCATGTGGGGGACGCGGGTCTAGGGTCAAAACCCCTTTTTGACTTTCGACCCGCCCCCCCCTGCCTGATGTTTGAAGTGCCTTCAACCGAGGGGGCATAGCCTTACTCGCTTAGTCCCAAACACCACGATGATGCAGGCTAGCCTGCTCTTGCTTCTGCTTTTCGCTGTCGTGATAGGCTTTGCTCAAAGCCTGAAGGTTGTTCATATCCCAGAAGAGGTCGGCATTGCCGCGATGTTCTTTGATATGATCGACAACCGCGCTGTTAGGCGCTGGATACTTTCCGATAAGCAGGATGCCGGTTTGCTGACAGGTGAACAGATCGCGCTTGAGAACTTCCTCGCGGAGCTTCTGCCATCGTGCAGTCTTATACAGCTTGCGCCATGGCGCAGCCTCATCACGCTCACGCTCGATACGTTGGCTCACGTCAGCCTCATATATATATGGAAAGAGCGCCACATAGGGCGCTCAGTGTGTTTAGTGAATTTCAGACATAGCTCACGCTCTGGCTCTGAATCGGTGCCTCATAATTGAGACTGTCAGAGCGGGGTCCGAGCGCGCCACCTCAGCAACTTGTGCCCACGTGTTACCGTGTATCGAGGATCACTATCTAATCCGGATCATCCGTGGGCAGATTACAGTCACAGCGGAGACAGGAATGCAAGAGGCACAATCATCGGCATAGGTCGGTTCATGAACTGTATTTCCACAACAGCCGTTCCCTTTCCTTTACCTACAGATGTTACGACCTCACCCACATGACCAGCAAATGGCCCCTCTACAATTTGCACCTTCCGAAGGTGGCCAAACAATGTGATAGGCCGCTCATGATCAAATTCACCACTCTTGGCTTTCTCATTGAAACAACGTACTTTTTCAGCGCTCATCAGGTATGGATTTTGATAACCTCCAAGCACCTCTGACACGTCATCAAAACTTAACAAGGCAGCTATCGCATCATTGTTAACTGGGCATCTAGCTAACATATATCCCACCATCACAGGAGCCTTACGAGGGGGAATTTCTCGCTTTTGCCTACGCAGCTTTGGTCCCATTTTCATAGGAACAAGCGCCTCAATGTTGGTAACTTCGAGCGCTTCGCATACCGATAATTCGCGGTTGACCCGCGTACGCAGTATGAGCCATGGCGAATCATCTTGCATCCGAACTGCCGCTGTCGCTCTCAAACGTTCTATTCGACGACGCTCTGCCAGCACCTTGTCAATCGCGCGGCAATGCTCTTCACTGGGAGCTGATGCTATTGCGATATCAATTTGACGTTGATCAATTGCCATCATGCTCACCTAACCCCCTCAAAGCTGTTTCAAATTCTTTCATTCCATCTGGGCCACCTGATGGGAAACAAACCCATTTCAGCCAGTCAGGTGTTGGATACCAACGCCAGCCACGCTCTTCGTGGTATTCCTTCCATGCAAACCAAAGCTCACTGCCGACGCTGACGGATTCCATTCGGTCAGAAAGAGAAGCCAAGCGGCCAGAGACCACGACGGAACGACCAGTCGCAGCACGCTCGAACATGGCCTCGACATCCGTCCACCCTTGTTTAACAAGCTTTTCGCGATAGATTTCGCCTTCGGTGCGCTCACCACGCTCGATCTGATTACGCTCAAAAGCCGTTGGCGCTGAAATCAGACCCGGCGAAACCATCAGGAAGTTTCGATAAACATCGATGCCGAATAGTTTGCCGAACGGCTTAGCCTCAAGCCGAGATGGCTGATCCGTTTGAGCTGGAGCATCAGGAACATCTTTCCAAAGCTTCTGCCTGAAGTAAGTCGATGGTGCTGAGACGTGTGATTTTTTCTGTGCTTTGAGCAAAGCGAACCAAGCGTCGCGCTTCGCTTCAGCTTCAATGCGTTCATCCGGAGTGAGGGCAAACCAATCTTCGAGATAGTTTTCCTTCGGCATCCCATCGAAGCCGGGCCAAGCTTTGATGACCCGCCAGAAGGCTGTCTTGATTGCCTTCAAATCTTCCTTTTCGATCGCGCACGCCTCTCTCAAAGGTTCCTTTACAGGTTCCTTTACAAGGTTAGGCGGCAAATTCTGCCGGTTGAAACTGTCAGAATTTGCCGGTAGCTCGTGCTCATTTTCGCCGGTAGAACAAGCGGCAGAATTTGCCGGTTGAAACCCCGGTTCAAACCCAAGTCCATAACGGTTCGAACCGCGCTTGCCGTTCTCGCGATGCAGATCCCAATTGATCAGACCACGTTCGCGCAAACGTGAAAGCTGGTCACGGACAGCACGTTCTGCCAGATTTGTTTTTGAGCAGATGAATTCCTGACTAGGAAAACATCCATTGATAGGATTGTGACAATCAGCAAGCACCATCAGAACAGCCCATTCAGACGGTTTCATATCCCGATGCAGTTCTGGTTGGTCAAAAGCCCACTTGGTCGCTGCGTGGCTCATTCCGCTGCCTCCTGATAAGGAGACGCGCCATGGTGCACGGGCTGCTTAATGGCGCGCAATTCGGCCAGCTTGCGCTGATAATCGGCCTCATCAAAAAGAGCGTCCAACTGTCGCAAATGATGATGCCTGCCGGTCAATGCGCCCGCGTCACGCTGCGCCTGACAAACAGCACTGGATAGCGACTGGATGCTATTCACGCCGCCCTCAAACAAATTGCCAAAGCGGTTCACAAGGCGGCGAACGCACGTTGCCGCCGCATCGCGGCTTGGCAAAAGCCAACCCACAGGCGTCAGCACATAGCCGCTGTTTTCATGAACAAGGATAAAGCCAGCCGTGACTTGTTCGCCGGGGCGCTCGCCCCTGCGACCGCCGTCAATCCAGCGTGCTATCGCTTGATCAGTTTTCAGTTCGTCAACGATTTCATGCGCAACGATAGCCAGTCCATTGCTGACATATCCCTGCATGATGCGCCGACCAGTGGATCTGGTTGCATCGCGCACGCTGACAGACTGGCGAATAAGCATATCGCTCATGCGTCACCCCCGGTATTTTGTGTAAGTAGAAGAAGCGTTTGGCGTGCTTGATCAAGCGCCAGATTGACCAGCTCACCATTGCGGCGCGTCTGGTTCATGGCAGCGTAAAAGCACGTGAGATATTCGCAGCCAGCCTCAAAGCGATGCTCAAAGCATGAACGCTCCAAGAATGACTGATACTGGATCATGATGCGGATAGGGCAAACGAGCAGTACCAATGCGCGGTCAGCGTCATTTGTAGCGCTAATCATGGCCTGTAAAATCGGCAGAATATTATCGTTCATACCGCCGATAAGGTTCGGGCTTGCGGTCACAGAAAGCCCTCCTGCTTTGCAGGCACTGATAGCGGCGGCGCGGAAACCAGCATGTCAGACTGTGCATGAGCCTTGCGGATCCGCTCACATGCGATCTCAAAATAAGGCTCATGACTCTCAATTCCGATGAAAGAGCGGCCAGCGTTTACGCAGGCAACGCCAGTCGAACCGCTGCCCATAAAAGGATCAAGCACCACCTGCCCTGCAACATTGCAGATGATCTTCGACATGACGGCCTGCGGCTTAACCGTTGGATGAGCAACGTCGCTGTCTTGGCCATTCTTGGCGATGATGAAGCGCTTTTTCTGCTGAAGATCGCCGACCGGATGGAAACCGCCATTCCAGGCATGAACGTAGATCTCGATATCAGGCCGATAATGCTTATTTGCCACTGGCATGGCATTCGGCTTGACCCATGGGATGATTGCATAGCGATCATACTGTGATGCGAGGTAAGGCAGAAGATCAGCCCACTGATCATTGTGCGCGAAAAACACAGCCGAGCCGAATTGCTTGCTGGTAAACACGCTATGATCAAAGCCTTGATCAAGACCGACCGCCGCAATTTGATCCATGTTCGGGCGTTTCGAACGAAACTTGCCGCCGCCCGAAGTTTCAAACTCATATGGCGGGTCTGATACAACCGCGTCGATCATTCCGAGCGTGGGAACAATCGCGTTGCAATCGCCGAGATAGAGCGTGCAATTGCCGATGACGACCTTGCGCTCATACGGATCGCGTTGCGGCCAATGCGTATCGCCGCGCTCGCGCTTCACTTGGATTGCAAGATCATAGCATTTTTTGGAATCGTCAGCCGGATCGTATTCACGCATATCAATGCCTTCCCGCAAACCAGATGATGTAAATGAGGAAAGCCGCGACCGGCGTTTCAGCCAGCACAGCAATGACAATGATCAGAAGGGTTTCGCGTGGCGTAAGGCGGTTGCTCATCGCTTGCGCCTGACTGGACGTAAGAAACGCCCGGCATGTTGACGCTTTTCGCGATAATGGCTGACGCCATAGATGATTGTGGAATGATCGCGACCGCCGAGCTTCAAACCAATATCGGTGCAGCCGAGCGGCGTAAGGCGAAACGCCCAATAATAAATCGCCTGCCGCGCCAAAATCAGATCGTAGCGGCGGGATCGTGACAGGACATCGCGCTGCGATACACGAAGCGCACGGCATATCCGGCGAATAATCGTGTTAAGATCAGGTCGATAGAGATCAGCAACCGGCAAAACATTGGCATTCGCCACCTCGCCAGAAAATCGAACCCATTTCCGGTTGACCCGATGAAGGATCACTTCATCAGAAATGGCATTGCGAACCTTCTTAGGTGCCATTTTCTCAGGAGAAGCTGCCTCAGCATTGACGACTGGCGCGACCTCAACCGGTGGCGCCAGTTTTGGCACCACCGGAGCTTTGCGTGCTTCCTCGCGCAAACGCTGCGCGCGCATAGCTGCGGCAGTGATCGGATTGCTTTCTGTGCGGCGTGAGGAAGCGTAAAACATTAGCGTTCTGCCGAACCTTCGAAGAATGGAAGGCCGGTCTTTGCGGCGGCTTCTGCAAGATCCCGCTGGACCTGTTCACGCAGCACGTTTTCCCAACGATAAAGCTGATAGAACCAAACGATATCGCCGCCTTTAATGCGGTAACGCAGGCGCGCCGGAATGCGGACCTTGTCACCATCGACAAAAGCCGGGACCGAAATCATGAAGATGCCCGGAATCACAACCGGCTCACCCTTGGCGTTCTGATGCTCTTCCTTGAACTCGACAGTGCGTTCACCAGTCTGCAAGCGCGTGCCTTGCTTCACAGTGGCACTGACAAACACTTCCAGATGGCGTGCCAACATGACCAGCTCAGACGGCGTGGCCATCTTTTCATTGAACAGGCGTTCACACTCAGTACGCTCACCATCGGTCGGAGCGCACAATTCAACCGAATGCTCTTCGAGGAACAGAGCAAACTCTGCCTGTTCCATCGGTTGCGCGTTATGCTTCACCCACGCGGTGAATTCTTCCGTTACCGGGAATGCGTACTCAACACGATGCTCACCAAAGCGCGGCTCATTATCGAGATCGTGATAATCAATGATCGAAGTGAGTTTTGGATTAGGCCAGCTGGCCTTGCCAAAGATGACCGAGCCATCATCCTTGTGACGGTTCGTGAGATCAATGAAGCTTGCCAGCACATCGGTATTTGCAGTACCGCGGCGGCGTTCTGGCGCAAGGCGATGCTCTTCAAGCAGGCTTTTGACAGAAGCGAACTTCTGATTGTTGCGATCAAACGCCAGCGGAACTTCGTCGGCTAGCCCCTTGGCCAAGCCTTTCGTGGAAACGCTGATGATTTCCGGATCACTGGCCTTATTGGCCAGTCCGGTTAGTGTGAGAATTGCGGCATTGAGGCCGACAATGGATTTCGTATCTTCCATGGTTTTACTCTCCGGTTAAAAAAGATCAGCCTTCGGCGGCGGCGCTTGGCGTCGGCCCGGCGTCACGAAGGAACATGTCAACTTGGCTTGGATGCTCGATGCTCAGTGCACCGTCCAAAGACCAGAACGGTGTTTTCATGAACTTGGCAGTGTCAGGCAGCTTGACCTTGACCTTTGGATCAATGTCGATGCGGCCCAGCTCATAGTTAAAATCAATGGTCACGGTCATCGTGGCCTTGCCCTTGTCACCGGGCATGTTTTCCAGTGCCTCGATTGCAAGCGCCATTTCATCATCAAGCTTGCGCGTGAAATCACCACGCGAAAGCAGTCCGAGCATTTCCCGGAACGAACGCATAACCCGGCTCATTGAAGTCCTCCTAAGACAGTGGGTGTTTGCTTTTTGGTAAGAGGTGAACCCGCCTCGACCGAACGGCGCGCAATGCGATCAGCCTGATCCGGAAAGCGGGAAACGAGACGGCGCGAGAGCTCGCAGCCAAAACGCGAAAACGGATGCCGCCAGCGCGGAGTTTGCGGCCGATCCACTTCATCCATGATGATAAATTTTAGTGCGCGGCCCGAAATCATGGCTTGCTCACCACGCGTAGACCGCCCTTGGCTTTGGCTTCCGCCATGAGGCGCTGCAATGCGTCAAGCTTCTGTTTTGCCTCGGAAATCAGAGGGTCCAGATTGTCCGCTTCGGCAGGAGTGAGAAAACTATCTTCTGCCGCTCTTGCCCATTCGCTGAAAAGTACAGCGAAAGCAGCGCCGAATTGCGCAACCAGTTCCATACCTGAAAATTTCGGCATTTCTGGCGACTGCGAATTATTAATCAGATCCGAAACGATTTCACTGACAACAGTGGAAACAACCGGCTCACCGCAATAAGCCTCAAGCAAAATGAGCGCCGGTAGCGTCATCATTTCAGGAGCGGTCTGCACATTCCAACGCCCCACAGTGGTTTTACCGTACGACGCAATAAGCGCGGCCTGCTCGATACCACCGCATCGAGCGATCAGGGTGCGCTGCGCTCCCTTAAGACGGTAAAACCACGTATCTCCGGAATAAACAGACATTGGATGCTCCAAAAAAAGCAAAGCAATCCCGTGGCGGGAAAAGCCGCTAAATTTTCCCATAGTGGGAGGGGTACAAATTTGAGAGTTTCAGGCCGTTAGAAAGCCATCAGGGAATTGAAATCATGGATCGCAACCTCGCCAGATCATCGAACAACCTCCCCGGAATTAGTCGCCGTGGCGCGCGGACGGACTTCACAGCGCGCCACGGCTTCGCCCGATGGGAGGGAATCAGGCGAATTGGAATGATTGTCAGGACGCAGCGCAGTTTCGGCCCGCAGCTGCGCCCCTGTTTCGCAAGCGCCCTTGATGGCATGCGAACTCGAAATATCTGCCGGAGCGCCATCTTGGGCGGGGGGCGAAATAGGCGCTCCGGCATCATCACCCACCGAGGAACTGGCAGGCAATTCATGTTGCGACGATCCAAAAACATCGGGTCTCAAAAAATGTCGAGAGACGCCAGAGTGGCGCTCAACTTCAAGCACACGCTCAGGAGGGACAACCTGCCACTGGTTTACAGCTTGAGGCGTAATTCTAAGAGCGCGTGCCAAGGCACTCGCTCCACCCACCTTAATTTTTGCGGCCTCTAAGGCGCGATGCATTTCGATTTTGTCAGCCATGCTAGTTTTAAAGCATAGCTTTCATTTTTGTGCAAGCTATTCTTCCATGGACGAAATCATGCTGTTTCAGTCACATCAACATATGAATGAAATTCAGTTAGCCCAAAAAATTGGCACAGCTATTCGAACCGCACGACGTCAGCGCGGCCTTGTAATGCGCGACATCGCGCAAGCTACAGGCGTGAGCACAGGTGCGGTGGGTAACTGGGAAAGAGGCGCAAACACGCTCTCGATGGAAAACCTTCAGGCGGTTTCTACATTTTTAGGGATCGATCCACTCGCCCTCAGTAAAGGCGAAGTGAAGTTTCTCACAGACAGCCACGCCGTTGCGGACGCGGAAATAATAACGGATGTCGGCCATATTGATACCGGACCGCTGGACGTTGAGATTCTCGGCGTGGCGGTCGGCGGCGATGACGGTGATTTTACCCTGAATGGTGAGGTGTCCGGATATGCTCGCCGCCCTATAGGAATCGCTCACCTACGAAAAGTTTTCGCATTGCACGTTCTGAGCGACAGCATGGTTCCCCGCTATGAACCGGGCGACCTGCTATATTGCGGCGGCCGAGACGCCGTCGCAGGCGATGATATCGTGATTGAAATGTTTCCTGAACAAGGGGAAACTGTCGGCAAAGCGTATATCAAGCGCTTAGTTAAAAGAACAAAAACTGAGATTATTTGCAAGCAATACAACCCTGCCCAAGAGCTCAGCTTTGATCCATATGCCATCAAGAATGTTTGGCGTGTAATACCTACGCGCGAACTTCTCGGCTATTGATTTGATATGCTTCGGCATAAATTCGGGCACTGTTAGTGGCGAATCGCGGGCTTAGTATCAAGCTCTTACCCGGCAAGCCCTCATCGCGACAATCACCACAGAACAGCTTTAAGCCAAGTTGGCGGACTGTCGTCTCTTTAGTGACGCCAGATCGATACAAATCATGCGGCTTTAGCCATCTGATACGACCACAGTCTGCACATTCAATCTCAATAACCGATGCAGATCCTACGGTTGGCTCTTGGACACAAGACATTACACAAACCACCCTGTTCTAATTTTGTTCTCACTATTGATTCTTTTTTTTGCGTTGTCGAATCGAATCTTGCTTTCATCATTTTAAAGTATTGCTTGCATTTTTTTTGAAAGCAGTGCTTTACTTTTCCCATCAAGCCGATTGTCCGGCGATAGAAAAGTTGATGGAGTTCAAGCAATGATCCGAATTAAGCCAAAAACTGCCCAGACCTTCACGCCTGCAAGCTGCACCGACGACTTAACGACAAGAATGGCCGAGGTCATGCGTGAACTCGCCTTTTCTGGCGATGGCGCTACCCCCGAAAATTTAGAAAGGTACGGCTTTTCTAATGCGGTTGTATCTAGACTAGGTAATCGTGCAGCTGCACTTGCCCGCCGCTTATCTGTTCGACAGGTGGCCAGCCATGCTTGATGAGCCAAAATTCGAAACAGAAGTTGATTGCGGCGGTTTCCACCTGCCAGCAGCATATACTTCACACAATCGGCAACTCAATCAAAGGGTTGCCATTGCGTCCCTTATTGCCAGCGTCAGCATCGCGTCCATCCTTGGCGCACAAATTCTTTGGGGCTGACGTATGCAAACAAGCCAGCCGATCATAGTAGATTCATTTGCAGGCGGCGGCGGTGCGAGCACCGGCATAGAAATGGCCCTTGGCCGCTCGCCTGATATTGCCATCAATCACAATGCCGCTGCGCTGGCTTTGCACGAAGCAAACCACCCGCAGACGCTTCATATCTCGCAAAACGTCTACAAGATTGATCCGCTGGATTATTTGCAGCGGTCTCATGTCGGGCTGGCGTGGTTCTCGCCTGACTGCAAGCACTTTTCAAAAGCAAAGGGCGGTAAGCCCGTTGAGCGCAATATCCGGGATCTGGCATGGATTATTCCGGGCTGGATTGAACGCATTCAGAAAAGCGGCGGCAAGGTTGACGTGGCAATCCTTGAGAACGTTGAGGAGTTCCGCGACTGGGGACCGCTGGTGGAAACGTCAGCCGGCCAAATGCCAGATCCAGAACGCAAGGGCGAAGATTTCCAGCGTTGGTGCAAGAAGCTTAAACGGCTTGGCGCGAAGATCCAATGGCGGGAGATCCGCGCATGTGATTACGGAGCGCCGACCATCCGTAAGCGCCTATTCGTCATTATGCGCTTTGATGGCCTGCCAATCGTCTGGCCAGAACCCACGCACGGTGCGCCGGACGATAAAGACGTTCTTGCTGGCAAAAAGCAGCCATGGCGAACAGCAGCTGAAATCATTGACTGGTCACTGCCCTGCCCCTCGATCTTCGACACAAGCGAAAGCATCATGGATAAGCACGGCCTCCGAGCCATTCGCCCGCTTGCTCACAACACTATGGCCCGCGTTGCACGTGGGATGAAACGCTACGTACTGGATGCTGAGAAGCCGTTTTTGGTTAACCTTACATCGCCGTCGATTATCCGCTTCAACACTGGCGCGACAGGTCAGGATATGCGCGAGCCGCTATCCACGATCACAGCCAACAGCTATATCAAACGTCCGGGAGGCGCTGCGCCCCTTGGCATGATCGCGCCACACCTTGCATCATATTATGGACATGACAACGAAAGATCAGAACGCGTTTCGAAACTCGACGCACCTATCGCTACGGTAGTTACCGAAAATCGCCATGCCGTGATCGCTCCTATTCTGACAGCAGCACAACATGGCGGATCTAATCGCGCGATCAACACGCCTTCGCATACGATCACAGCCAGCCGCAAAGATCAGAACAGCGTCATTTCACCTACATTGGTGCAGATCGGCTATGGTGAGAGAAAAGACCAGGCACCACGCTCACTGGATATAAATCAGCCACTAGGCACTGTAGTGGCAGGCGGCGTCAAACACGCTGTCGCATCGGCATTCATCGCTCGCCAGTTCGGAACATCGACTGGCCACAGTATCGAAGAACCTACGCACACTGTAATGGCAGATGGCGCAGGAAAGTCTCAGTTAATCGCCGCTTACGTTGCACAGCACAATAATGACAGCCGTCGCACTGGAGGCGTTAATCCGGGCAGATCCGCGAGTGAGCCACTTTCGACTGTCACCCAGACCGGAAGTCAGCAAGGTATCGTCGCACCGTTCCTTCAAGCTTATTATGGCACTGGCGATGGCGGCGCTGAAAACGAGCCAGTGCGAACGGTCACAACTAAGGATCGGCATGGGCATGTTGAAGCGGCGCTTGAAGTGCCACCCTTCACACCAGAACAGGCAGACCGCGCCCGCGCAGTAGCCGAATTTCTTAGATCGTTTGGTTTCTGGGATGATCGTGAGTTCGTCACCATCAATTGCGATGGCGTGACCTACATCATTGTAGACATCGGCATGCGCATGCTTGTTCCGCGTGAACTCTATCGCGCTCAAGGCTTTCCAGAAGACTACGAGATCGAGCGCGACCCAGACGGTCAGACATTCTCCAAATCAGTGCAGGTTTCATGCTGCGGCAACAGCGTTTGCCCGCCAGTCGCTTGCGCACTCGTATCCGCAAATTGTGAGAACCTCATCGCCCGAAAGGAAGCAGCATGACACCTGATTCAAAGACCCTTTGGTGTATTAACATCCATGGCCCGGACGACATAATAGCTACGCCCGATTATATCACGGCAGTTCGTATGGCTAATATCTTCAATAAGCAGATTGAAGAGTGGAAAACGAAAACTCCTCAGGTCGAAATGGATGCACGGATCTGGGCAGTTCCGATTGAGTATCCACACTCAGAGGGCCATGCTGAAAATCTCACTAACAAGACGGATGATTATCAGTCTTTGCGTAAGTTGGCGCGCCAAGCAACGCACGACGTACTCACCGAGCGTCAACGCCAGATCGACATCGAAGGTTGGTCATCGGAACACGATGACTTAGCACACGATGCCGGCGAGTTAGCAGCCGCTGCGGCATCCTACGCGCTTCACGCTGCCGATGCCATCAATCCGTATTCGCAGGGCGATGGATGGGACCTTGCTCCAGACTTTTGGCCATTCAGTAAGAAATGGTGGAAGCCAGACAACGAAAACCCGCGTCGTGATCTTGTGAAAGCTGGCGCACTAATCCTCGCGGAAATCGAACGACTTGATCGTGAAAACGACAAGCAGGTGGCCCATCATGGATGATATGCTGGAGAAAGCAATCACCGCATTCAATGCGCTTCCGCCAGATCAGCAGCACCAACTGCTGGAGCAAACTCGCAAGTCCTTCGCTGAAAACAATGTCGCACTATCCCGCCATAGCGGGCCGGTCGAGAATTTGGAGACGTGGACCGACGACGAGCTTTGGCAAATCGTCAACGAGTTTGACGATCGTACATCGCCAGAAGAATACCCCGAAATGATAATGCTTAATGAGGCCGAATTTCGGGATTTCCTTGAGCGCGGGCGCGCTGCATTGCAAGCCGAAAACGCGACGCTGACTGCGCAACTGGCTAAGACGGAGACCCACGTTGAAGCCGTGAAAAACACCCTTAGCGTTCGCTGCACAGATGTCGCGTTCTTAGAAGAACGCTGCAAAATGCTTGAAAATGAACTGTCGGCCCCGAAAGGCTATCGGGTCATTCCAAAGCATCCAACTGAGACAATGCTCTGGACAATGGCATTCAATCTGTCATCCGAGTTTGGCAGCTCATTCACCCTTGAGAATAAGCCTTTCGCCTTGGCGGTCTATAAGCAGGCATGGGAGATGGGGATCAGGCTAGAAACAAAAGCATCACAGTCTGCGCAGGCCGAGGCCATCATCGCGGCGGAACGGGCGGAAAATGAGGCTCTTAAAGCTGGCATTAAGCGTCTTTCTGATGAGCAGGAGCTATTATCCGAAACGACCGGTTGTGACTTAATTTCAGTCGTCAGGCTTGCTGCCCGCGTATCGGAAGCCGAAGCCGAAAACGCGACGCTGACTGCGCGGGTTAAGGAGTTGGACGACGAGTGCAATCTTTGGAAGGATACTGATGCTTCCCATTTGAGCCATATCCAAACTCTCGAAACCCAACTCGCGGCGGCAAGGAATGGATTACATGAGGTCCTACATAGCGCATCTCGATACTATTCGAGCGAGGGCCATGCTTTTTGTGCACAGGCAGCCCGCGCCGCCTTGGAGGTCCAGCCATGATCTGGTTCCTAATCCTGAATTCAGGGATAGTCGGGGGCACGATTGGTCCGTCACCACTTACACTCGATCAATGCAATAAGTTCGCTGAAGAACGTACTCGTGAGCATCAGCAGGTCATCAGCACAGGCATTAATCTGAAGGGTAAAAAGCTTTCTGCTGACCAAATTGAAAAACTGAAAAACATATCGTTTCGATGCGTTCAGCAGGATGAGCGCCCACAGTTTGGAGATCGCCCATGACCCTCATTGACAGACTATCCAAGCTGAACGGGCCGTGCAATCGAACTGATGTTTTGGTAGAGCTCGCGCTTTTCAAACCTGATCAGACCTATATATCTGCTCGCTCAAACGCAGCCGGAACGAAGGTAGTTTTCACCACAACTCGCGGTAAATGCGAAACATGCTGGGCCTACGATTATACGCTCACGCCGGAACGTCGCGCCAAGACCATCGACCTCTTGCGCGCAAAGGAGGCCAACAAGTCATGAGCCTAGAATACATCAAAGATTATTATCGTGTTCCGGCTAGCGTTGGCGGTCGTGTCAAATATACAGGCGGCAAGAAGCCTGAATATGGAACGATAGAAGGCGCTCGAAACCAGTACCTACTCATTCGCCTCGACGGTGAGAGCGATGAACCCGGATCGTACCATCCCACATGGGAAATCACCTATCTAGACGGCGGTGCATCATGATCGCCATCGCCAATCATGTTCAGATAGTTGGTGATTTCCTGCGCCTCATCGCGCCGCAGATTGCAACAAAATTGGCCGTTCAGCTTAGCAGGCTCACCTGTCAAAAGCCTAACAACGGTCCACGTTCCATCCGGCTCCTGCCGTTTGTTGAAGTGAATTTTTGTCATGGCACATACCGTTCATTGCGCTGCCAAGTAGATAAGTTTGAGCAGCCAGTTTTCAAGTCATCAAGGAGAGCGAAATAAGATGCAAGCGCAAGGCACAAATCAGCAGAGAAACCTTGATCACATCCAAGCGCCGAGACTTTTAGACGTCAATGACGTCAAGCGCCTCACCACACTGGGAAAGACGACGATTTATCAGTATGTCAAGGACGATAGGTTTCCGAAGCCAGTGCGGCTGGGAGCAAACAAGATTAGATGGCGCGAGGATGAAATTGTTGAATGGCTCGAATCGCTACCTCGCGCTTGATAACTATCGCTTCGGCCCCAGTAACAAGTCTCCTGCTGGGGCCATTTTATTCATCAATAAATCAGCCCAAAGCTGCGCGAGCTCACGCCGCCGACCAAGATGCATTGCGCGGTTGTATGCAGCCTCGACTTTATCTTTCGGTACATGCGCCAACATCAGGTCGATAACCGCGCGATCATTCGGGTAATGCTCATTCATGATTGTCGAGAATGTAGATCTCCAGCCATGAGGCACATGCACTCCTGATAAATGCGCACGCTTAAGCAGGTAACTTAGCGCATTTTCGGACATCGGCTTAAATCGATGTCGAACGTTTGGGAAAACGTAGGTCGCGCCCCACGACTCTTTCTTGGCAGCCTCAATCACCTCAATTGCCTGCTTTGACAATGGTACCAGATGATCGCGGCGCGCATCGTCTTTGTGCTCAAGCTTCAACTTCATCCGGCTTGCAGGGATATGCCAAACGGGATTCTCTTTATCCAGATCAGCGAACTCGGTCCAAGGTGTCGTGATTAATGTGCCGGGTCTGACAGCCGTTAGAGCAAGTAGGCGCATTGCCAGCTTAGTCACTGGATGGGCTGTTTCGGCTTCGGCCTTACTAAGAACTTCGCGGGCCTCTTTGAGCGTGATCACCGCAGGCTGCTTACTTTTTCGCAATGGTGCCAATGCACCCTTCACGATATGGGCAGGATCGTTTGATGCTTGGCCGGATGATATGCCGTAAACATACACCGATGAAATCCGCTGCCTTACACGTTTAGCTGTTTCAATTGCTGTTTTTTCAATCTCACGCAGCAACTTCAATACATCAGGCGCACTTATGTCGTCTGGATGCTTTGATCCGATATGCGGAAATACCCGCGACTCAAGGCTGTCGATCACATCATCAGCATGCCGCTTGACCCACATCGGCCTTTGAAGCTCAAACCACTCACGCGCCAGTGTTTCAAAGGTGAGACCGCTCACGCTCGATGGCAAGCGAATCGGGGCAAGTTTTGGATCCCCACCGCTCTTAACAATCTTACGTTTTTCATCACGTAGATCGCGTGCATCGGAAAGAGATAAATCGGGATATGACCCAAGCGATAGCAGATGTTCTTTGCCGTCGCGCTGATAACGAAAACGCCAAAGCTTCGAACCGGAGTTTGACACAAGCAGAAAAAGCCCTTTTGAGTCGCTTAATTTATAAGGCTTCTCAGTCGCTTTAGCTTTTTTGATTTGCGCTTCAGTTAGCAT